TCACTACCTAGTCTTGGATCATTGTTTGGGTTGCTTACGCCTCTCGTAAACCCGCCATTATTTTGCTGCGCCATTTTGACCCTTCTTTGGTGGTTCTTGCTGGGGTGGTTGGGCTGCTTTTGTCTTTTCAGCCTTTTCCAAATCGTCTTTCAGCAATTGTTTCATAGGTGGATCAACTAAGTCAATCAAGCGTTTCTTGTCAATGACCTGCGCCTCAAACAACTTGAACGCCAAATCACGGCTGTCTTCCATGAAGATGGGTGAATTGCTGTGTGCATCTACCTTGACCACATAGTCAGAAGTAAACTGCTCGGCAATAAACGCCATTCCGTTCTCGTCCACAAACTTGGTATCGTCATACGCTTGCATGATCTTCAGATACAAAGTTGCCAGTTTCTCTAAGCTGTCCTCAATAATGAGGGCACGTTTCTTAGCCCGGCTAGATCCAAGTCTGGCAAGTTGGGATGCGTGTCCAGCAGAGCGTACGCCTGTTTCGCCACGGCCTTGCAACACGGAACTTATCCCGCTTGCCTCTGCAAACATGGCATCGATCTCGGCAATCTCTTTGAATAAGTCTTCCGGCATTTTGGGGGCAAGTTCATCAACTTTTGCACCGGGCGTGTCGGACATGACAAAACTACTTGGGCTGTTAAGAGCAAAGGCTTTTTCATCTGTGATCCCCATAAAACCGCTAAATGATTTGGGAGGGTTGACTTGCTTGGCAAGCAACATAGATATTTCGCCAACACGTTTTGTTCTAAGTTGTTGTAGGTAAATAAGTTTTTCTACCTCTGACTGACCCCAGAAATAATCGTATAGTGGGTTGGGGCATATTTGAACAAATGGGCATTCTCCTTTTAAAAACATGCTTTCGCCAGATCTGTCGTAGATGATCACGTCTGGGTCAGCCAAAGTTACAACTTGGTAATCTCCTGTGTCATCGTTCCACACCCACAGTTCTACCATCTCGACAACCTGCTCTGCAACCAAGGCTTGATACCTTGACATGCTCTCTAGCGAGAGGGCTACGTTACCTGTAATAGTGGGTTCTGTTTGTGAGAACGCCAAACGGTTCATAGAGTTTGGCATCTCGGCAACTACAGGCGGTGCTTGGAACACACGCTTTAAGATGTTGTCACGGTTGGGGTGGTTATACAGTCTAGTGTACAACTCACTCTTGGTCATGTAATACTTGTGGGCTATGGCCTCTTGTCTGTCAGAGTAGGGTCTGTCTTCACGCAGTACGCCAATCGTTGATGGCTCAATGACGTAAGGGTTAATACTACCGTGCTTGCCAACAACAGTTTTAACAAAGGTCGAGTTGTAAACAAGTGACCAATTGATGGCGGTAGAGAATACTTGGTCGGTGTTGCTATTAAGCCACTCATCGTTGAGTGCCCTAGTCAGTACCGGGATCTTGGTGTGTTCTTTTTTGTTGACTGCTGCGCCTATGTTGATACTAAACCTTGTAGTCTCAGAGGAGTACAGAAATGAGTTCAGTTGGTCAATATGGGGCGCAATCTTGTTGTAAAGTGCTGGTGGATCATCAGGAGATGCACCAAACATAAAGAAACACTTTAACTTATCGTATTGAATTTTGCGTTGTTCAACAGAGACAAGGCACTTATTCATCAAGTCGATGTAAAAGTCTTCCCTAGCATCATTGTTGTCAGGTATACGCATTATTCTTGAACCTTAAGGTTTTCATGATCGTGTCTCACCACAGAGGGGCGCAGTTGGTCAATTTTACCCGTAGCTTGCGCCAATTGTAAACCATTAACAGATTCGTCCCGTATAGGTGCGGTGTTGAAGTTGCCGATTTCAGTAGGTGCACCCCATCTTGTGGCAAGTGGGTTCTGGGGTTGCTGACCAAACCGAGGAGGCTGGGCCTCGCCTTCTCTCACAGACTTAATATCTGACATGTGATACTCAGTCGCAAGGCTTTGTAAAGTCTTGTCATTGTGTTTTGTGCTGTCAGACTTAAGTCCCACAGGTTGGAGGAACACCTTTTGTACCGCCTCACCGTCACAACCTTTGGGGCAACGTGCCTCCCAAGCCTCAAAATACCCGTGTGCCAGACATTTGTAATCGTGTAATACCGCCATTATTTTTCCCCTAGTAAGTCATGTTCAGAATAATCGTGTCGGTTGACCATGCCAACACTCATAACAACCCGTCCATTTTCAAACTTTACCCCGTATTTAGGAACAAACTCAGGCTTAGGTTCTGGTCTGTAGTCTACAAAATGGCTGTTGTCTCGCCTTTTCATTGTCCTGACTGCCCCACGTTTGACAGCATCAAAGGCCCTGTTGACCCTGATTTGCATCATTTCAGTCATGGGTGCGGTCTGATATAGGAATACATCCCGCAGATGATCTACGTTTACACCGCACAGTTCGGCAAACATACGGTGAGATATGCCCCTATCTGGGTTGTAGAGGAACTTACGGATTTGTCTACGGAGTTCTTGTTTGGTGAGTTTCAATCTAGTAGTCCTATCTTGTGTAAATAGTTGGCTGCAACCTTACCCACATACTTCTCGCCCTCTGGTTGCATGTCTTGCTTGGCCTGTCTCTCACGGGTAATACGTCCAACAATCAGTCTGGGTTGCACCTGCTCTGCCCACGCTACAACTGCCAAGGCACTTGCTATCACTCTGTCATCCTTGCTACGTCCGGGTGCGCCAAGGAATCCGTCTTCACGTACCACAGTCTTCATCTCCTCTAAGAGATCCATACTGTAGATGTTCATCATCTGGCGTTCAAAGAAATCTTTCATGTAGTTCATCATCCGTTCTTTGGTTTGATGAGTGGTCATGAATCCGATACTGTTGGAGATGCCTCCAAAGTTATCCATCTTCCTCCAGATGTAGTTTTGCATACTACCGAGTACATCTCGTAAGTCTTTGCCCATACGTCCGTCTGTGTGGGCAGCTTGTTGGCGAATGCGCCTGATCTCTGCCAAGACGTTTTGACCCGGGCCGTTGACTTCCAAGTTCATGGTGGAATTCTTGTAAGCCCCGGCTAAGTGGGCTATGCACCACGCAAACTGGTAGGTGTTGAGATCAGAGGTTGCAAACTCTGCCACTTGGTCTAGTCCGTCTGCGTAGCACCTGTAGACTTGAATGACAAAGCGGTCAGCCCAATCGGATGATCCGTAGGCAGGATCTGCACCAATAACATAGTATCCGTTGTCAGTTGGTTCCTCCCAGACTTTGAGTGTGCCAAGTCTCTCTGTGGATTTCAATACCTGCGTGTCTTGAAAGTTTTGACCAAAGACGTAGCGGTAGCAATCTGGTAATTGTTTCTTGGCAAGTTTGGCAGCCTCTGTACATCTTGTGTTGGAGAAGAAAGATGTGCCTGTCATGACAAAAGCATAGTCCTCTGTAGGCGGGAACTCTTGGTACATCAGGGATTCGTCTTTGATTCCCTCTGCCATCTTCCACCGCCACCACGCCATCTGGCGAGAGTTAATGTCAAAGTCGTATAACTTCTTAATATCTTTGACCCAGACCTTTTCCTCACCACTTAGTTTGCCGTCCCAGTAATTCTTGTAGATAGAGGAGTCAGGGTCTATGGAATAGTATTCGTTACGCCACCAGCCACAGAAGATTGCTTTCTGAGTCTTGGAGAACTTAGCCGTCTTGTACATGTCATGAAACATGTTAAAGCCTTGTGCGGTACTCTCAAACATGTAGAGTCTCTCAGGGTTCTTCTCAGCAAGGGAGGCTATCAGGGAGGCTAACCCCTCCTCGTTTCCCCAAGATGCTGTTTCCGTACCATGTAAGTAAGTGATAGCCTTGCCCTGCCCCAACCGAGACTTATTTCCAGCAATCTGGTAGAAAATCCTAGATCTGTTTTTGAGCACCATCTGGTTCCTATTGTGGGCAACAAGAGGAATCTTGAACTCTCTCGGGAGGCCTTCCATGTACATGCCAAGAGTTGATCTAAACATGTCCCTGTTTTCTTCCGTATCAGCCACAAGTGTTCCCTGCCAACCCGGGTGTGTGAACTGCCAATATAGGTCAAGTGCCAAGGAAATAGTTGTGATACCCAGCTGCCTACCCTTGAGAATAACAAAGAAGTGAATGTCCTCATCTAAGCCTTTCGCTATTTCGTTCATCACATACGTTTGAGTCCCTAATGGTTTTGCCATAGGGATAAGACCGTCTT